CGATAGCCATATTTGCTACCTTGGGACTCCTCAGACTGTTTTTACTGTTTATCGTAAGCTGGCTGAGCGTAACTACCGTCCCTTCGTTTGGCCCTCAAGATACCCAAGAAAAGACAAACTTAGTCAATATGAAGGACTCCTAGCACCTCAGATACAAGAAGACCTAGATCAAGGTGCTGATGAATGGGAAGTAACAGATCCTGACAGATTCGCTAATGACGACCTCCTAGAGCGTGAAGCTGCAATGGGACGGAGTAACTACATGCTTCAGTTCCAACTAGACACTAGCTTATCTGATGCTGAGAAGTTCCCTCTTAAAATGGCTGACCTTATTGTCACCAGTGTTAATCCTAAGTCTGCTCCCGATCAAATTATCTGGTGCTCAGACCCCAGAAACGTTATCAAAGAGCTACCCACAGTCGGTCTACCAGGAGATTATTTTTACTCTCCAATGCAGCTCCAGGGAGACTGGACAGGATACTCTGAAACTATATGCTCCGTTGATCCGTCGGGTAGAGGAACGGATGAAACAGCAGCTGCCTACATTTCACAAAAGAACGGTTTCCTATTCTTGCATGAAATGCGTGCGTACAGAGACGGGTACTCAGACAATACCTTGCTCAATATACTCAGAGGATGCAGAAAATACGGAGTTACTAAACTTGTTATCGAAACTAACTTCGGAGATGGAATCGTTGGAGAACTCTTTAAAAAACATCTACAGATGACAGGTCAAGCTATAGATGTAGAAGAAGTTAGAGCTAACGTCCGTAAAGAAGACAGAATAATAGATGCCTTAGAACCTGTCATGAACCAACACAGGTTAGTAGTAGACAAAAAAGTAATAGAGTGGGATTACGCCTCTAACAAAGATGAAGCTCCTGAGAAACGTCTCATGTATATGCTCTTCTACCAAATGGGGAGGATGTGTCGTGAAAAAGGAGCTATTAAACATGACGACAGATTAGACTGTCTCGCTCAAGGCGTTAAATACTTTACAGATGCTATGTCTATCTCAGCTCATGAAGCTATTAAGGCTAGAAAGGCTGAAGAATGGCAGTCTATGCTTCAAGACTTTATAGACAATCCTCAAGCTTCTGCTGATCATTTGGTCTTAGGTATGAACAAAGAACAACGTGATGCAGCTAACAGATTAGACAACAACAAGACCTCAGTCCCTACCTGGGTTTAGTTTGAGTCGTCACCTATACAGGGAGGAGAAGGGTGGACTCGTCCCTTAAGGGGAATTCTTGCCTACTTCGTAGACAACCATTCCCCTTTATACATATCTCGACAGAGGTTTCGAGATACCTATAACACCACCACCAAACACCCAAACAAGACGTAATGAAGTTATTCCTTGATACAGCTATTGTATCTGATATAGAAGAAAGACTAGATACTGGTTTAATATACGGTATCACAACTAATCCTACACTTATTAGAAAGAGTGGTAGAGATCCTTGGAAAGTGTATACAGATATAGTAGAATTAGGTATAGAAGATCTTAGTATTGAAGTTAATGGTGAAGATTCAAAAGAGTTAGTCCGTAATGCAATGACTGCTCATGGAAACTACGGTAACGTAGCTACAATTAAGCTTCCTTGTACAATAGAAGGTCTTAAAGCATGTAAATATCTTTCGAAAATCGGTATACGAGTTAATATGACATTAGTATTTAGTGTATCCCAGGCAATACTGTGTGGATTAGCTGGTGCTATGTATGTATCTCCATTTATTGGACGTATGGATGATAATAGTCTGGATGGTATGCGATTAATTAACGATATATCTAATGTATTTAAGAAACAATTCATTAATACATTGATATTAGCAGCTTCTGTACGTGATGCTCAGTCAGTTGGTGTAGCTTTCGGTCTTGGTGCTGATATATGTACTATTCCGCCTAAAGTATTCGATGATATGGCGAAACATGCGCTAACAGATAAAGGATTAGAGCAATTCAACGCTGACTTTTTGGCATAAATTTCTGAAGTCATATATACGTATAAGCGAGGACGTGAAACCCCCATGGCGGGGTCGCGCGCGGTAGTTGGATCGCGGGCAGGCGTTTATTTTGTCCAAACCCTGTCCAAATTGTTTTTTACATGGCCAAATCCATTGATATGACTAGCTTGCATAACTGTGTAAAAGACAGTTACGCATGTCATACGCGTGGTTCTATCTTCGCGGGTGCGTATAGGCGGGCGTGGTAGTTGGTATTACTGGTGCGATCTGTGCGCGACCTCTAGCTTCGCTAATGAATCACCAGCTGATTGATAAGCTATACTAATAACCACTGCTATCACTGCTGTTTGGAGGGAAAATATGGTAATGTCAGCAAATCAACACTAAATCATGGTTGACTTATGGATCGTTTGGATTTATATTGATTCTTGAAGATTGAGATCTTTCGAACTCTCGTTAGAGGGTGAGAGAGTTCTCAAGATTCAATCAGAATCAAATAAGAGAACTTTCTGGTGGTGTCCCTTCAGCCAGCTCTCAACCGTATCTCGAAAACTAAATAACTTGCCGACGATCAACTCCGTTGAGTAGCTGACTAACGAAGCCCTCAGGAGATGCCAACGAAGTTGTAGGCTAAACATGAATGAACAACCCAGCATTGAGGAATGCGTCGAGGTTCAAGTCCACGACTGGGTTTTGTTTACTTTATTTATTATGCAATTAACTTTGTTTCCAATGTTCAACGGTGCTGCACTTGTCAATGACAAGGCCGCTGCTGATCCAGCTGTAATCGCTGCTCTTAGCTCCTTACAGGAGCAAGGATGGCCTAGTTCATCTGGACTCGGTGCTCACTACTATGTAGATTCCGAGACTATCACAGATCCTGACGAGCTTCAGGAATACTGGGAAGAATACCAAGTGTAGCGTGACGCTGAGGTTCGAAGCCTCATTCTTTCATTGTTCAATTATATTATCATGTTTCATTACGAAGTAAACGTGCCTTCAGCACCTTACGAGAATACAACCTTCAAATCACTAGATGATTGCTGGGGTTTATGTCTTTATTTGTCTGAAGTTCACGGCTATGCCGAGGTCAAGTTTGGTGCTTGCCTCATGGGTTCCTACACTAACGGAGCCTAACCTGATGGGTATTAACTGAGGTTCAACTCCTCAGTCAGGTATTGGGATATCATTCCCATTTAATTACATCGTTCATTACTAACATGCGAAAGATTGAAAGAGAAATGATTCAAGCAATCATTGAAAGACGTGACTGGAAGAAGGCTAACACTGAAGTTATCACATCTCCAGCTTACGCTCGTGTTTACTTACATGATAATTGCATAGCAGAATACAGCTATTGCAAGGACTTTCAACTCTTTGTCAATCATTGCGGATGGGAGACAGTGACTACTAAGTCAAGGCTTAATAGTTTAATTAATTTTGTTGCTGATCCTACAAAGAATGGGATCTATCAAAAGAATTACAAATGGTTTATCACTCGCAATGGTGTTGACTATCAAATGCCACAAGGATGGCATCAAGTCTGATGGTGTAGGTGAGGTTCGACTCCTCACCCAGACATCAGGGATTTAACCCTGAATTGTTAACTTACTTCATTCATTATGTTTATCACAGTTCCAACTCGTACATCAGCTGCCATTGAATCACTCAAGGTTGATCTTCTTGCAAGAAAAGCAAGAGTTATATTCCAAGGTAGCTATGAGTACGAGTACGAGAATGTATCAGCTAGAGCAATAGCAAATGTATTGTTCAACCCTGATGTATCACTAGGTTTCTGGGTTAACAACAACTGCCTCAAGGCAGACAGAGTTATTGACCAAGGTATCACTGACACTAAGTTCTTTGGTGCACAGTTACCATCATTTGTATAAACAAATAAGCTAGTAGTCGAGGACTACAGCAGGGTTCAAGTCCCTGCCTAGCTCTTACCCATAAGGGTAAATGTTCACTCATTAATTATCATCATGCAATTAAACATCGGATTATCTAGTGCCTATGATGTAATCAAGGACACTTATGATTATGAAACATGTAAAGAAATAGTAGAGCATGGCTGCGTATCAGGTGTGGCATTTGATCACATCTATTACAAGGACACTCTAGCTTTCTTTGATAAGTATGAAGATGAGATGATCGAGTACATCACTGATACTTTAGGTGAGGATATTGTTAAAGAGATGTGGACTAACAACTCTAACAATTACACTGGGTATAAGAATGATGTTACCTGGTCATTCATCGAGCTTGTAGCTATGAGGATTGTCGATGGTGTTGATTCACTTGAAGACGATGAACTCTATGCTGTCATAGCTTAACAAGGACGCAAGTCCTTTCCTGGTCCATTCGTATAAAGGTTAGTACGCTAGCTTGTCACGCTAGTAATGCGGGTTCGATTCCCGCATGGACCGTTGCCTCTCAATGAGAGAGGTGTATTTAATTATGTTATTACCTTTGGCATTCTTGCCAATAGCATTAACTTACTTAGCTGTATTTCATTTCAACCCATGAATTACAAGGACGCACTCAATGTATCTATCTCTGATAAACTTACTAAGTCTAAGTTAATAGAGATAGCTAATACATTACAGGATAGATGTTTACTTAATGAGTTAGATAAGCCAGCACTTATCAGCCCACAAAGTTACATCAAGGACGTACGCACACGCTGGGATATACATCTCACTGAATGGCGTGCGATTACCAAGGACATCATCAACGTAGGCAAACAAGCGCGTGTTATATATGACCGAGCTTATGCGCGTGCGTTTGATTGACTCTTTCCTCTAGCCCTTCGGGGTTAGATGAAGGATTCACTTCCTTCAGTTGTTTATTAATTCATCATGGCTTTAACATTCGAATCAACACACGAGTACTACCTCAAGGACGCACGCATGTACTACTGCGAGGATCATAACGGATTAGTTGTTACTCAAGATTACGAAGATCGTGTTGTACTTACAGGTATCAAGCCTGAGACAGTACTTAAGTTTGCTCAAGAGATAGTAAAGAAATCACTTGAGAAAGAAGTCACAACAAAGAAGAAGACTACTGCTGCTAAGTAGACTCTCTCCTCTTGCCCATACGTGGGCAGGATGAGGGACTCACATCCCTTACCATCACACTATCAAGGAGGTTAATTGAACTTAAACAGTGCTGAACTTATACATCTCATTGGTAGATTTAACCATATCAATCTGCGTCCTAGTTCTTGCACTATGAGTAGCAAGGACGTACACATATTGAAGGAGAAACTACTTAATGAATATTATATTAAAGTTCAAGGACGCGGATACTAAACGCAAGAACAAAGGCAGACGTAAGCCACAACAATTACGCCAAGCTAAAGCTAGAACTAAACAATTAGTACGTAAACTTACACACACTAATTAACAATGAATCTTCACAATCACGCGGCGCTTGGTAACACTAAGCTACTAAGATATGTCGTACTAACTGATAAGAATGAGTACATAGTAAATGGTACTGATAACATCGAAGCTGGCTATCGTGCTATCAACTTAGCAGGATTACTAGATGAAGAACTCAAGGACGTAATACCTTGTGAAGACGAGGACACACGAGAAGTGTGGACTGGAAAGGACTATGACCAAACGAGGGATTATGAAAAGGAAAACTAAACAGTATTATCCAAACAATATCAGAGCTGTATCTGATACTGAATCTGAATACTTTCCATCTATGCCTTTTGATGTATTCTATGCTCATTATGTGCGTAATTGGTTACTACCTAGTAGTCATGATTGCGTGATCAGAGCTACATCATTAAAAACTGGTAAGGTAAAGGAGTATTCATATAAGTATAGAGCTGCTGCTGAGAATAAGATTAAAGCTCTAGTACATACACATGAATTTGTTGTATGTGACCATGACTCTATCCACAAATTATCACCACACCCAGATAACCGTGAAAAAACAAACAAAGCAGATACGTCTAGCTGAGTTAATCAGGGACGTTAAGAATCATCCATACAGGGATGAATTAATCAAACTTATGGAAGAACAACTCATTGATGATTTAAACTAATGCCAACACCTGCTCAAATAGATGAGCAAATCAATCATGAACGTGATGCTATTGCTCAAGGACTTAAAAGACTTAGAGACAACACTAAGAACTTAGAAGAGAAGTCATATGCTTCAGCATCTATCTATGGTATCTCAACGATTGATGCATTATTACCTTTAGTTGTTAATAGAATTAAGGAAACAAATCTAAGAATACATAAAGGACATACAGGACAGTTATTTAAACAGATACATAAATATCTAGCTGATGTAGAACCTTTAGCTGCAGCTGCTATAGCTTGTAAGATAACAATAGATAAAGTCTTTTCTGTTAAGGATGGTAGTAATCAATTAACTAGGATATCTGAGGCAATAGGCAAGGCAGTAGAGAATGAGTGCCAAATGCGGCACTATGAAAGACATGCTCCAGGTTTATTAACTACACTTAAGAAGAACTACTGGCATAAAGCTATAGGTACAGATCAGAAGGTAGTAGTGATACAAACCTTAATGAATAGGTATGAAGTACAGAGATGGGATACATGGGGTGCAGCTAATCGTGTTAGGTTAGGTGGTTGGTTATTAGATTGTTTACTAGAAACAAGTAAATGGTTTGAAGTTAAGACCATAAGAGTAGGTAGAAAAACAAATAACCATGTAGTACCTACACCTGAGTTCATGGCAATCAAGGATGAGGTCATGTATAACGCTGAACTCTTCAGTCCACTAGCTTGGCCCATGCTTATTGAGCCAAATGACTGGACAGCTGAAAAGCCAGGCGGTTACTTGCTTAACGAGATTATGCGTGGTCATGACATGGTTCGTAGGTCTGAGTCGTCACCTATACAGGGAGAAAAGCCTTTTGAGTTCCTTAACAAAATACAAAAGGTGGCTTATACCCTAAACCCTTTCACTGTGAAGGTAGCTGAAATACTTCAGGGAAAGGGTTTAAGTGTTGGTAAATTCCAACCAATATGTCATCATGAGCTACCTAATAAACCTGTTGACATAGCTGAGAATGAAATTGCTAGGAAGCAATACAGAAGAGATGCAGCTGAGGTATTAAATAGACAGGCTCAAGAGTTTAAGAAGTCTTGTCGTACAAGGATGACGATGGAGACAGTAGAACGCTTTAAGAATAAAGAGAAGTTCTATATTCCATGGTCTTTTGATTACCGAGGTAGGGTTTACCCTATACCAGCATTCTTAACACCACAAGATACAGACTTTGGTAAGTCACTTATTCGCTTCGCTGATGAATCCTTCATGGATGATGAGGCAGAGAGATGGTTAAGATTTCAAGTTGCTACATGTTATGGGTTAGATAAAGAAACTCTTAATGATAGACTTGCTTGGACATATGAGAATGAATGGTTAATAGAGAGGATAGCATGTGAACCAATAGATTCTCTACCTAATTGGGAAGAGGTTGAGGAGCCATGGCAATTCCTGTCAGCATGTGACGAAATGTATCATTGTGTTATAAAGAGAGATCGTATTAGTACTGGACTACCTATAGCTATAGACGCTACATGTAGTGGTCTACAAATACTAGCTGGTCTAGCTAAAGATAAATCAACAGCTGAGTTAGTTAATGTAGTTAACTCAGATAAACCACAAGATGCTTATAAAGTTGTAGCTGAGTTAGCTAAACCTAATTGTCCTAAACATATACAACCTTATATGGATAGGAAAACTGTTAAGAGAACAGTGATGACAATCCCTTACAACGCAAAGCCTTTCAGCAATCGTTCGTACATCAAGGACGCATTAAGAGAGAAAGGTTATATGCCTGAGTCTGGTGAATTAGGTGAGACAGTTACAGCTGTAAGAGATGCACTATCTCATAAATTCCCTGGACCTATGTCTGTTATGAAATGGATAGAGACTGAGGTCAGTAAAGCTATTAAGCGTGGAGCTACTCATCTTGAATGGGTAACTCCATCAGGTTTTGTTGTCTCTCAGAGGATATTTAAGCAGGAGTATGAACGCATAACCTTAAAAGTTTTAGGTCAATGCAATATGAGAGTTGGTACTGGAGATAGTGACAAAGTTGATAAGGCTAGACATAAAGCTGCTACAGCTCCTAACCTAATACACTCGTTAGATGCAAGCTTATTGTGTCTAGCTACTCTTAAGTTTAATAATCCTATAGCTCTAATACATGATTCAGTTCTGTGTAGAGCTACAGATATGACAGAACTATCTAGAATTGTCAGAGAAACATACATGCACCTGTTCGCAGAGCATGATTACCTAACAGATTTCGCTCACCAGATAGGTGCGGAAACTGAACCACCGATTATTGGCGACTTACAACCAGAGTCAGTAATTGAATCCACTTACTTTTTTTGTTAAATGTACACATCATTATTTGATAGCTTCTTTGCACCTACACGTGTAATTGTTGTCTCAGAAGAGAGACTACAACAGGCAGAGAGAGAAGCTAAAGAGAACCAACTAAAGAGCATTGATGCACGTATCAATGAGTTGACTGAATATAAAGAGTCAATCGCTAAGGAGCTTAAAGCACTTACACCTAGCGAGGCTTCTAAGTAATGAGAAATATCCATGTCACCCCTGAGCCAGTTGTCTTAGAAGGATATCAAGCTGTAATGAAGCCGAGTCAGTACGGATATAGTTTAAGAGCTATAGTTGGACAAGACTTGATTGATAAGCTAGAAGAAGAGAGAGTTGAGTGTCTTAAGTGGGCTGAGTCTAAGCTCAAGAACCCTAAGCGCAGCTCTCTAAAACCAGAACCTTGGGAGGAAGTATCCGATGGCAAGTACATCATCAAATTCTCTTGGAGTGAAGACAAAAGACCACCAGTGGTCGATACAGAAGGTACTCCTATTACTGACCCTAATACTCCTGTCTATGCAGGAAGTACTGTCAAGCTAGGCTTTATACAAAAACCCTACTTACTAAGAGATGGTATCTCATACGGTACGTCTTTGAAGCTCTCTGGAGTACAGGTCATAACCTGTCAGGGAGGCGCTGGTATTGATACTGGAGACTTAGATGAATCAGGTGTAGCTGAGCTATTTGGTAAAACAAACGGCTACAAGACTAGTGAACCTAACGTAGAGGCAGCTGGTACACCAGCGTCGGTAGAAGATGACTTCTAATGTTCAGATCAGAACTAGAAGAGAAAGTCTCAGATCTACTGTGTGAATTAAATATTGATTATGAGTATGAACCAACAAGGATACCATATGAAATACAACATAATTATTCACCAGATTTCCTATTACCAAATGGAATTTACTTAGAATGTAAAGGTTATTGGGATAGTGCAGACAGAAGGAAGGTCAAGAATGTAGTTGAGCAACACCCAGAGATAGATCTAAGAATGGTCTTTCAAGCTCCATACAATAAGATCTCAAAGAAATCAAAGACAACTTACGCCAAGTGGTGCGAGCGTCACAAAATACCTTGGACTGCTTGGCACGAAATACCAATTGAGTGGCTAATTTAATGGAATTAATACCACCTTTCTCTTACGGTTTTGGTATTGAAGATCTTGATACTGATTTAAGTGAACTAGATAACATAGATTCATGGACTCAAGGCAGTACTGCAGGTGAATTCAAACAAAATCGAAACAGTAGATTACTCGAACAGTACCCTAAAGTTCGTGACAAATTATTAGAAAGGTTCATTGACTTTAATCAGAATTATTTACATATAAAATCTGATTTTAGGATATCTACATCTTGGTCTATCAAGTTAAAGACTGGTGATGCTATACATTACCATAGACATAGAAATAGCTTTTATAGTGGTGTGCTGTATTACGGCACATACAACGAAGAAGATATAGCTAGTTTATGTTTTGTAAATCCTATTGGAGCACAGTTAGATTTTTATTTAAACGACGGAGGAGATACAAGTCCGTTATTAGATAACTTCTCAGTACCACCAGCTCATAATAGATTAGTTCTATTTCCTTCATGCATAGAGCATTGGATGCCTGCATATCAAGGTAAAGAGGACAGAGTTTCTCTCTCTTTCAATATTGTTCCTATCGGAGAATATGGAAATGGAGATTCAAAAATAAATATAGAATGGCTCACATAGAGAGCGAATTTGTTAGACATACAGCATGTGAGAATTGTGGTTCATCTGACGCTAAAAGCGAATACACAGATGGCCACACTTACTGCTTTGTATGTCACACCCGAACCCCAGGGACTGGGGAAAATCATCACAATCACGAAATGTCAACCAATGTACAACTCAAAGGATCTGCCGTACGGCTGCAACGTAGAGGAATCAGTGAGGCGACAAATCAAAAGTATAAAATCTTCAGAGATGGAGAACTCTTACGCTTCCATTATTTCACAAGCGATGGAATACTTCAAGGGGCAAAGGTAAAGACTAAACAAAAAGATTTTTATTATGAAGGTAATAGTACCGATACTCTTTTTGGTCAGCATTTGTTCCCTAATAGTGGTAAACGCATCATTGTTTATGAAGGTGAATTAGACGCTGCCTCTGGTTATGAGGCAATGACAGGTTGGCCACACGTATCGCTCCCACATGGAGCTGCCTCAGCCAAGAAAGATATTCAAAAACAATACGATTTATTTCAAGGCTATGAGGAAATTGTTCTCTTCTTTGATGGAGATGAGGCTGGAAGAAAAGCAGCGGAAGATGCTGCAAGCGTACTACCACCAGGGAAGGTTAAAATTGCAAGGCTCCAATCCTATAAAGACGCTTCAGAAGCTTTGCAAGCGAATGATTCGGAAGCAATAAGGAAAGCTATATGGGATTCAAAACCATATCAACCTGACGGTATAGTAGATGCAAAGACACTACTTAAAGAAGTAACTACACCCCAGAAACCATTCGACCATGAGTACCCATATAAAGGACTTAACGAGAAACTACACGGGATCAGGTATGGCACACTTGTCACATTTACTAGCGGCACTGGCCAAGGAAAATCAACCATCACCCGTGAAATTGCAACTCACTTGCTCAACAAAGGTGAAAGAGTTGGATTCTTGGACCTTGAAGCAAGTAATAGACAAACCGCATTAGGTCTTATGTCTACAGCTGTAGGCAAGCCATTACATATAGGTGAACATAGTGAAAAAGAACTCAAAGAACATTTTCATAATACCATTGCTAATTGGAATCTCTACATGTTTGATGGCTTTGGTAGTTTTGACCCGAGCGTGGTTTACAATCGGATCGAATACCTTGCCAGTGGATTGGAGTGTCGTGTTATATTCTTAGACCATCTTAGTATATTACTAAGTGGACTTGATGGAGACGAAAGAAGAATGATAGATCAGACAATGACTAAGCTACGTAGTTTAGTTGAACGTACTGGTATTACTCTCTTCTTAGTTAGTCATTTAAGACGTACAAGTAATGACAGAAAATCACATGAAGAAGGAGGTCGAGTGTCCCTTGGACAGTTACGAGGGTCTCATAGTATCGCTCAAATCAGCGATGCAGTCGTCGCTTTGGAACGAGACCAACAGAGTGAAACGGAACGAAGTGATACGACTCTTAGAGTTATTAAAGACCGATATTCAGGGCAAACAGGTATAGCTTGCAAATTGACTTATGATTTATCCAGCTGCAGATTTAGTGAGAATGAGACTACGGAACCATCCTTTCTACGTGGGACCAGCGAAACCACGGATTTTTGAGGAAAGTGAATATGAACATCCATGGTATGAACATGCCAAGGAACCACCAAAACTAAATAAACCAGAGCCACCTAGCGAGGAGGCGAAGAAAAAAGCCAAGTTTGTAGACAAGACTTATAAGTGGATGAAGAAATGACACTTGTGTTTGACCTAGAAACAAATGGTCTACTGCACGATTTAACACGTATTCATTGTATAGCAATATACGATTCCACTATAGATGAGATAGAAACCTACAATGATGAAAAAAATAACAAATACTCCATTACTGAGGGAATTAGTAAGTTACTTGTTGCTGACACGATTGTTGGTCATAACATTATTGGTTTTGACATCCCGGCTATTAGCAAACTATATAACTATTTCACTCCCCGTCATCGCATTGTTGACACTCTTCTTCTATCACGTCTATACCACCCAAATATCTATGACATAGATCATAAGCACAAGTGGAGACATATGCCACTTCAACTTTATGGACGCCATAGTCTTGAGTCATACGGCTATAGGCTTGGTGAATATAAAGGAGAGTTTGGTAAGACAAGTGACTGGTCAGAGTGGAGTCAAGAGATGGAGGATTACTGCGCTCAAGACGTAGAAGTTACAAAGAAATTATGCGACCACTTTCACCCCTACCTGACTGGTGCTCGCTAGAGCATTCAGTTGCAACCATACTCACCCAACAGGAATTACATGGATGGTATTTTAATGAACGCGCTGCATGGAAACTTGAATCGTCTCTCCGAACAGAACTGGAAGAGCTTAGTCAAGTACTACGAGACAGGCATCCTTTCGTTGCAGGATCAGTATTTAATCCTAAACGAAATAATCGGACCCAAGGCTATGTCGCTGGTGCTGAAAGCATCCGACTAAAAGAAACAAACCCTACATCAAGAGATCATATTGCATGGATACTGACGTCTCATCATGGATGGACACCCTCATCAATAAGCTCGAACGGCAAGCCCGTGATAGACGAGATAGTCTTAAAGGAAATTGGGACGGATATAGCTCTTCAATTTCTCCGATGCTTGGAACTGAAAAAAGCATTAGGAATGATATCAGAAGGCGTGAACGCATGGCTGAAGCTATGTACGACATCTAGCCGTATCCACCATCATTGTTCAGTTGCTACCAATACTTTTAGATGTTCACACCGAAAACCAAATTTAAGTCAAGTTCCCGCAGATGAAAATTTTAGAAGTTTATTCACCGCCTCTCCAGGTATGGTTATGGTCGGTGCTGACCTTAGTGGCATTGAGCTTAGAATATTATCCCATTATCTTGCACGATATGACGGAGGCAGATATGCAGACATCCTACTCAACGGAGATATACATCAAGTAAATGCAGACAAAATTGGCATAAGCAGACGCGATGTAAAGACCGTCACATATGCCTTCTTATATGGAGCTGGAGATGCAAAAATCGGATTATCAGTTGACAAACAACTATCACCAAATAAGGCAAGAGCTACAGGAAAACAAGTACGAGCCGCGTTCATCGAAGCCATTGATGGACTTTCAGAGTTACTACAGGCTGTTAAGAAGCGGTCTTCTACAGGCTCGATCATGGCTATCGATGGAAGAAAAATCTATGTAGATAGTCAGCACAAAGCTCTTAACTATTTACTTCAGTGTTCAGCTGGAGTTATTGCAAAACGTTGGCTTAAAATCACCCATGACCACACAAAAGAAATGGGTTTACGCTGCAATCAGCTCGCTTTTGTTCATGACGAGCTACAGTATGAATCCCACCCAGAACATGTTAATGATCTCAAATCTTTACTTGTTCTTTCCGCTGTTGAAAGCGGCGAATATTACTCCCTCAGAGTGCCAATAGCAGCTGAATCAAAATCAGGTGCAACATGGGCTGAGGTCCACTAACCTATGAAATTACTATGTGATGCAGATTTTATAGTTTACAAATGTTGTGCAGCTGCAGAATCAGAGATTGATTTTGGAGATGACGTTATTGTTGTCACCTCTACATTCAAAGATGCTTACAGCTGTGTAAAACGTGAACTAAATAAGATTGCTAATAAGTTTGGATCTTTCGATGATATGATACTGTTCTTTAGTGACAGTAAAAACTTTCGTAAGGACATCCAAGCTGACTATAAAGGACACCGAAATCGTAAGAAACCTTGCGGTTACAGGCGTGTCATCAATAGATTATCTGAAGAATATTCAGTAATTAAAATGCCTACTTTAGAGGCAGACGACAGTATGGGGATTTTTCAAACGAAACATCCTGGCAACATAATTGTTAGTCCAGATAAGGACATGAAACAAATCCCTGGTATGTTATGGAACTTCGATGAATCTTTCACAATCACGGAAGAGGAAGGTGCTAAATGGCATCTAATTCAATCAATGGCTGGAGACAATACTGACGGTTACGCAGGAGTGCCTGGTATTGGCGTTAAAAGAGCTGTTGCTTTATTTGAAGAGAAAGGTTATAGCTGGAAGACAGTTGTCGAAGCATTCGAAGAGAAGGGATTATCGGAAGATATCGCTTTAGAGAATGCACGTCTGGCAAGGATACTAACTAACGAGGATTATGACGACGAAAAAATGGAACCCGTACTCTGGAGTCCCGGCCCCGATTACAGAATTGACAGTTGAACAGGATTTAAAACTAAGATTAATAAAGGATTCAATAGAGAATCCAGAGACACCTAGAGAAGACGTTAACACCGTCTTCCTAGCTCTCCAAAAACAGAACTTTGTTCTAGCAAATAGCCTTACAAACTTACTTGAAAAATGGCCGAAACCACCAATGACCATGGACCCGAATACTATAGACGCGGATCCATCCAAGTCTGGGATTTTGTTCGTGATAAAGAACTCAACTTCCACTTAGGAAACGTTATTAAGTACGTCTGTCGAGCTGGGCATAAAGACGACGACATTGAAGACCTATCAAAAGCCATCCATTACCTATCGAATGAAATCGAATTTAGAACAAGCCAAAGAATTCAGGGAAGCATTCAACGTAAAGAACTCTCAGAATCTCAGCTCACGGAATATGCAGCGGAACTTAATAATTGAAGAGTTTAAAGAATTTTTAGAAGCAGAGGGAATGCTCTTTCGACAGAGTTTAACTTTGCATGAGGAGGCTATTAAAGAACTCAGCGATCTCGTATATGTCTGCTACCAATACGCAGCAAATATGGGATGGGATTTAGACGAAGCTCTACGTCGAGTCCACGAAAGTAATATGTCCAAACTAGATATAGGTGGTAAACCTATTTATAGAGAGGATGGTAAAGTATTAAAGAGCAAAAATTACAAACCACCTACATTAAGTGATCTAGTCTAATGACAAGTTTAATATCTAGAACTGGAAGAGTTCAGAACTGGATAGATGATCCAGAATCACGTCTACCCGTATCATGCACTGTCTTCACTGTTGAAGACTCTATGGAGGGACCAAATGGAATCGAAGCGAGTTGGAGATTCGTCAGCCACGCTCTCAGATATGGAGCTGGCGTTGCTGTCCATTTATCTAAGCTCAGAGCCAAAGGAAGTGAAAACGGAAAAGGTCTTACAGCTTCTGGCCCAGTATCCTTTGGAAAAATCTACTCCACCTTAAATGAAATAATCCGCAGGGGCGGACATTATAAAAATGGCGCGTGTGTTCTTCATCTCGACTTGGATCACCCTGACATTGTTGACTTTATTACTACTCCTAGATCCGAACTCCCATGGGTTAAAAGGTGTGTCAACCTTACTGATGAGAAATGGAAAAACTCTGATTCAACAACACGGGACGCAGTAATATATGGCATCAGGTCGGGTGACATATGGTTAAACAAACAAAAGTATGACAAAAATGGAAAAAGAATCAGAGGCAATGTATGCCTTGAAGTTTACTTGCCATCACGAGGAACTTGCCTCCTCCAGCACGTTAATCTCGGTGCCTGTACAGTCGCCGACGTGTCAAAGGGTTTTGTTGAGGGTATGCGAAGTTTGTGCAACCTCCATAGCAAAACAGGCATTGGAAGTTCTGGAGAGTATCTCCCCTCGGAGACCGACAGGCAAGTTGGACTTGGATGCCTTGGGTTAGCAAACCTACTAAGGCAAAACAACGTCACCTACAAACAGTTCGGTGATGCACTACAAGCAGTTAATGATGGCATACCTGGACTAGGTACAGCTGGTCTATTAGCTGCAGAATTTTATAAAGGCATTCAGGGTGCGGCTGATGTTGCCAGAGAATATAATATGGATCGAGCATTTGCTATCGCTCCTACCGCAAGCTGTTCATATCGCAGTAAAGACAGAGAAGGCTTTACTTGCACACCAGAGATAGCACCACCTATCGCTAGATCAGTTGATCGAGACTCTGGTACATTTGGTGTACAGACATATGAATATGGTGATGTAGAGATCGCCTCAGAGGTTGGTTGGGATGCCTATAAGAAGGTAGCTGACCAGTTGATGTATATGTTTAATCACACAGGGCTTCTTCATGGATACAGCTTCAACTCTTGGAGTGATGTTGTAACCTACGACGAACAGTTCGTTGAAGAGTG